ACTCAAGAATCCTTCAGGGTCTTCTACAAAGAATCGGTTGATAGCATCTGCTAAAGCATTACGCTTACCATTACCTTGTAAAATTTGATTACTATCTCCTGCCACAACAACAGTAGTACCTTCACCAATACGCTCAAGCAACAATTTCAATACTTGAGGGGATAATTGTTGAGCTTCGTCAATAATAACAAGTTTATCAGTCCAAGTAGCTCCAAGTTGGAAGTTTGGGATAGTAAAATGAATACGTGTATCTCTGTCTGCAGCTACAGCACCAGCACCTAAGAATTTCTCTAAGATTTGTTTAGCTGGAAGGAAATGTACCTCAGTTTTCTGTGTCAAGTCCCCTTGCAAGAATCCAATAGTGTCTTCATTGAATTCTACAGGTGTACGAATCACCATAATTTCTTTGTAACGGTCTGCTAAATACTCTTTGCAGTAGTGCCAAAGAATTGATGAACTTTTACCAGTCCCTGCAGCAGCGTCTACAAACGTCAGTGTGTTACCAATAATGGTATTGATACACTCTTTCTGAGATTTAGTCGGAACGAAGTCATTAAGTCTACCCATTTTATCTTCTTGTAATTTAGGATTCATCACATAAGATTTAGCACCTGTAGCACCTTTGCCACTACTCTTTGAAATACTTCTAGCCATGTTGGATACCTCCATACATTAAATTAAACTTCCCTGCCACTTGATGCATGGCAGGGCTTACTACATTACTCTGTGAAACAAGCTTCCAGTAATATCTCTTGGCAGATACGTTCCACTGATTTGTTACAAGCAATACCAAGTGTTGTTAAATCTTTATGAAGTTGTGAAGGGATTCGGATAGTTACTGGAAATAATGTTACCATTTTATCTTCAATTACCACACCACTGTCAATTAAGTCAAAATTCTTTGAAAAAGCCTCGTAATTATCTACTCCAGACTTGATAATTGCTCCTGTATGTTCGTTAACGGCTGTCGCCATCTTCCCACTCCTTTCGTTGTTTGTTAGATTCCAGTTTAAGTCTTGTATTATTTTCATCGTCTATATACTCTATCAAGAGCCATTCAGAAGTTGTTTCAACTACATCGTAGCTCTCACTATCAAGACGATAGCTTACCCGTTTCATTTTCTAGCTCCCCTTGGAGGACGACCTGCTTGTGGTTTGCTAGCTGCGAGTTGCTCTACAGGTGCTGGTGAATCTTCGAGGTCTTTCATGAGAGAATCCGCAGAGTCAAAATGTTCTACTTGACCTGACTCAATTGTATTAATTGCTGCAACAGTGGTATCGTTAGGTACTTTTACATTTTCAAAATCTGTAGCGTATTCCACAAAGGGCTTCTCTACAAGCGTAACCTTGTAACTAGGAGTGCTCTCAGGTGCATTTGCAGGTTCGTAATCGAGAGTGTATCCAGATGCGACAGCATCTACTACCTCGTGCATAAATTGTACAAAGTTTGTGTTTTGAATGGTTTTTGTCATAAATTATTCCTTATTGCTAGTTGTGTTAATAAAGTGTTGCCAGTTGTTTAATTGTTCTGCAATGTATGTTGCTTCGTGTTGTTCAAATTGCATGTAATCCATGAGCCACTGAATCATACCACCAGATTTTGTTACAAATTGAATTTGGTTATATTCGTATAATGTACCTTGGTAGATAGATTCTGAAATATAGTTTTCTATGACAAACTTATTGTTGCCACAATAGTCCGTACAAGTGTTCTCTAACGTAAGCTTAAAATTCATCGTCAGCTACCTCCATATGTTCTAAGTAATCTAGTACATCTAAGTAGTCAAGTTCTTCAAAATATTCCATAGTTTTCTCCTGTTTGTGTTAAAATCATATATTACTACGAATCTTACAAAATTGCAAGTGTTATTTACTCACCAAGTCTTGTACTTATTGATGTAGCTTGGCAGGTCTAACAAGATATCAAGAACTCTTTGGTCTAACTCCCTGAGTTCTTCTGATAACTCTTTAGCCATAACACAATACTCTTGTCTGTATGCCTTTGCGAGTATATCCTTATCGGCAGAGTGCATTAATTTTCGCAATGAGCCTCCCTGTTTTACTGCAATTTTATAATAGGGTTCACCACTTTTGAGTATTACCGACATACTACAAATACCAGCGTACTTATTTACTAGTATCTGTTGCACAGACCTGAAAAACTGATTAACCTCTCTTGGGACAAATACACAATTTTCCTCTGAGTATTGTCTGACAGTTGGGTTGACTATATCTTTATCTAGTTCATAATACTTACCTAACTTGTCTTTTGCTGAACTATTTCTTTCATAATGACACCACTCTACAAACCTTTCTTTTTCACTAAATTTTTCAGATATCGTAACATCTAGGTATGCCTTGAATGTTCCACACCTTTGTTTAATTCCCTCCCACTTCCTACCAAATCTGTGAATATCCTTAGCAGGAATTCCTTCTAAACAGCTCTTATTAGATGCTCCAGACTTAAAATCATTGTTATTTTCAAAATTTCTGTCGTGCATACTTAAATAAGGATGTTCATATGTGCCAGTAAGTATAAAAACCAAGTTCTTGTATTTAATTGAGTTATTTTGTACATTTATAGTGTCTAATATTAGCTTCCAGCTTCTTTTCTGCTCTACACCTTTTATAAAACCACCTTTTCGGATTAAGAATTTGTCAGGAAGCTCAAGTATTTCGTGACTAGTTGCTTTCCCCTTAATTACCACTTTTGCTACAAACAAGTTATATTCCATATTATTCTCCTTTACTAAAAAGTTTATTTTAACTTATTCGGCTAATACATACAATAGATATTCTATCTAATTAATATGAATCAAATAAAGCTTGACTTTTTATTCAATGTATTGTACAATAAGCGATATAAAGCAATTTTGGAGGAATTATGGCAGGACATGAGAAGGATGAGAACGTAGTAAAGGTGAGCACTCGCTTACAGGAAAATGGTCTTATAGCAGTTAAGAGACCAATTGATGCAGTCCGTAGAAAGCTTGCTAAGACTTTCAACACCGATGTGGATTTCTTAGACGGATTACTTGAGAAAGAGTTTCTAGACACTTCTGATAGAGCTAAGTATGAAATTGCTAAGTTTCGCATACAGTCTTATATGAGTGTGTTGAAAGACGACAGTGCAGAGAAACTCAAAGCTAAAGAGATGTATTTTAAGTATCAAGAACAGATGGATAAGCAGCTTGGTGGGAGTACGGTAGATGAGGATACTGACGAAAGCCCCCTGCTCGATTTTGAGAATATCCAAGATGTTAATTAGTTTATAAGGATTCCGTCCCGTATCCTGTCTGTAGAGAAGGTTCTTACCGTGGAATAGTATTCGTAGGTTGCAGCCATCGAAGTTAGAGATTACAGAATCTCCAAGGCATCTGAGAGGGTGTCCAATAGAGTTTTTATACAACCGCTCCGACAGATTAATGATGCCTCATAACCATCATGCACGTCCTCCTCGTGTTTCTACTACTGATCGTTGAGCGGTTCTGTAAGAATTTTAAGGTTTTACATTTGTGAGCTGGACAGAAATTCGTTACCCAGTCAAGTGTGATTTGTGGAGAATTGTAGGAGTTGCCTACATAAGTATAGAGAATGGTTAGTGTGTCGTCTATACACTTTGAGTTTTATTAAGACTAGCTGTTTGGTGTACCCTTCCAAAGTTACCATCACACTGAATGGTTAGTCTTAATAAAGTTTGATAAACGTCCGAAAGGGCATAACCTCGGAAGGGTAAATGATGGTGCAAAAGGTATTAAGTCAAGAGGAAGCAATAACTAAGTTAGTTAGCACACATGGAAACAGGTATGATTATAGTCTAGTAGAGTACACGAGAAGTTCAAGCAAGATAAAAATAATTTGCAAAGAACATGGGGAGTTCTCTCAGACTTTTAATTCACATTCTCAAGGGCATGGTTGCCCTAAATGTTCTGCAGTTAGTGGAGGAAGATTACTTGCCTTCTCAGAAGACTGTTTTATAACAAAATCCAAAGAAGTTCACGGGGAAGATACTTATGACTACTCCTTAGTACACTATACTACAGCTCTTAAAAATGTCAAGATTATCTGTAAAATCCACGGAGAATTTTCTCAAAGACCTGCACACCATTTAAACGGACATGGGTGTAGTAAGTGCAGTACAGAGAAGAATACAGATAACCTGAGACTTGGTAATGACAAGTTTGTTCAGTGTGCAAATGAGGTACATGGGTTCAAATATGATTATTCTAGGTCTGTTTATAGAGACTCTTACACTAAATTAGAAGTTATCTGTAAAGAGCACGGGAGTTGGTTAACTAGCCCTGTAAATCATATCAAAGGGTCAGGATGCCCTCTATGTTCACAGTATAGTGGATACCGCGCATACAAGGCTGGTGTTTTCTACATATTAGCTTGTGATGACCTAATAAAAATTGGTGTTACAAACAACAATCTGCACCAAAGACTATATTCTATTAGTAGTGGTTACGGTAAGGATTTTAATGTAGTCAAGTGTTACGAAGTGGATTGTGGAAGGACAGTGCTTGATCTTGAGACAGTAATGTTAAAGGAAATGAGGGCATTGTACAAACAGCCTTTATTTAAATTTGATGGCTATACAGAATGTTTCTACGATGTGAATCTTCCTTGGCTATTGAATATAGTGGAAAGTAAGCTAAAGGAGATAAATGAGAAAGAAATCAAAAAGTAGTCCCGAAGAGAAACAACCAAAACCTGTACTTGCCCCTGCTTCGGAGGCTCATAGAAAGTTCTTAAATTGTAAGTCACAATTTGTAATTTTTGGGGGTGGTGCAGGGTCTGGTAAATCTCACCAACTTCTAATGTTGATATTGAAGTACGTAAAAGACCCGTTTTTCAGGGCAGTATTGATTCGACAAACTTCTACACAGTTATCACAGTCTGGTGGTTTGTTCATGGAAGCTCAAGACATGTGGAAGCACTATGGTGCAAAGTTCAAAACGCACCCGCAAATGACTGCCACATTTCCTTCTGGAGCACAGGTACAGTTCAAGGTTTGTGCTGCAGATAGAGATATTAATAACTTCGACGGTGGGCAGTTCTCATTAGTGGCTTTCGATGAGGCGCAGTGGCACAGCGAAGTTCAGATTAAATATCTAGAGTCTCGTATTCGTTCTAAAGCTCAAGCACCCCATCAACTGATAGCAACAGCAAATCCATCAAGGGCTTCGTACCTGTATCAATTTGTACGCCCGTACCTTGACTTGACAACTGGTATTCCGATTCCAGAGCTTTCAGGCAAAGAACGTTGGTATGCACAATGGGGTGGTGCAACAGTGACAGCAGATACAAGAGAAGAACTCGTAGCAGAATATGGCGTAGGGATACAACCTCAGACATACACTTACATAAGTGCCACTGTCAAGGATAACCCTATCATGAAAATCCTCAATCCTAATTACGTTTCTCGTCTGGAGAATCTTAAACGGACTGAACGAGAAAGGCTGTACTTGGGGTCATGGCACGCTGTCGAAGAGGCAAGCTCAATGTGGCGAAGTGCTTGGGTTCCAATTATCCGAGAGATTCCAGAAGAACTTGTAAACATTACAAGAGGGTATGATTTGGCATCAAGTGTCCCAAGTGAAGCTAACCCAAAGCCCGATTGGACATGCTCTGTAAAGATTGGTAAAGGTAAAACTACAGGTCACTATTATATTCTTGACGCAAGGAGAATACAACAAAGACCTGATGGCGTTCTGAAGCATATTATTGATACAGCAATTGAAGATGGTGATGGTGTCAAGCTTGTCTTGCCTAGAGATACGGGAGCTGGTGGACTCGTTGCACATGCCTATTTTAGAAAGGTACTTGCGGAGAATGGTTTCCCAACACAGTCGAGTGTTGTTAGTGGTCACTCTGGTAAAGTAGCTCGATTTGCACCTTTCTCATCTTTGTGTGAATCTGGTAATGTGTCTATGCTGGATTCGTCAATGCAAGATAATCACTGGAACACTTGGTACATTGATTCCTTGGAAGCATTTACAGGTAAACGTGGAGAGTTTGATGACCCTGTCGATGCCAGCTCAGATGCTGCGAACTTCTGCATGAAAACCACAGCCTTACCTAATTTCAAGATCAATTTAATGTATCAGGCAAGCCCAATCCCAACTATTTAACAAATAAATCTAAACTAAATACCATTTTACCATAGTTACCTATTGACAATAGCAGGTTTCTGTGGTAAAATAAGCACTAATTAAAAGGAGACGCTTATATGGCAACAAAACGCGCCAAGAGCGCAGCCTCCGACAAGGCAATGGCAGCAGATGATGGTGTAGTAACGCCACGGCTCGCACTGAAAGAACACGGCTTCACAGGGCTTCGTACCAGTAATGGTAGGATTCTGCAAGAACAGCAACAGGCTTTTCGTTACCCTCATTTGATTCCTATTATCAATGAGATGCGTAACAGCCCCACAGTTGGAGCAGCTTGGAACGTCTACAACTTCTGGATTTCCCGCAAAGAGTGGTGTGTAGAAGCTGATGAAGACGCTAGTGAAGTTACCAAAGAACGTGCAGAGATTGTAGAATCTATGATGCACGATATGGAAGATAGTTGGTCTAAGTTTATTCAATCTGTCATCCCTTATTTGGAGTATGGCTTTTCAATACATGAGACTGTACCATACCGCAGATTAAAACGCAATGGGTCAAATTATAATGATGGATTAGTAGGTATTAAACGCCTTGCTATAAGAAACCAAGATACGGTAGAAAAGTGGAACTTCTCAGAAGATGGTAGAGAATTACTTAGCGTATCTCAGAACATCTCTAACTTAGAGAACTCCTATAAGTTTCAAAACCTCACCAACAAAGACGGATTGATCGACATCCCTCGTGAAAAGTTCTTACTCTTCACAGCAGGTGCTACAGCAGGTAATCCACAAGGTAAGAGCATGTACGCTAATATTTATTTAGCCTACAAACAGTTAAAACTTCTGTGTGACCAACAATTATTAACTGTTGCTAAAGAAGCAAAAGGTTTATTCAAAGTCGAAGTACCCGCAGCGTACCTCAGCGGGGAGAACGCTCCAGATGGAGGCGCTTCTGCGGAAGTCTTTAAAGAGCTTATCAATAATTATAACAACGGCACAGTTTCTGGAATGCTCCTGCCCCAGCAGATAGACCAAGAATCGAAGCTAAATATGTTTAATTATTCTCTCCTAGAGAACAAAGGAACGGCGTCAGTTGACGTAGAAAGTGTCATTAAACGATTACAGCGTGATATCCTCATCGCACTTTCAGTTGACGTGTTGGCATTAGGTGATGGTAGCGGTTCTTACGCTTTAGCAGAATCCAAGACAACTGTACTTGCACTAGCGATAGATAACCGTCTAAAAGAAATCAAAGAAGCCCTCAACCGTCAGTTAATGACATACATCTACAAGATGAATGGTTGGGACACTTCCGAGATGTGCTACTTCACTTACAAAGATGATGCAGACACAGACTTAGAAATGTTTAGTAGTGCTGTTCAACGATTTGCAGCTACAGATATGCTCGAGCGTGACAGACCTACATTCAACCGTATTCGTAAATCACTAGGTATTCCTGAGAAGCCTGAAGATGAGCCTGTGAATAAAGACGAGCTAACAGCAGGTATGGGTGGCGGTATGGTTTCTCGTTCTGGTGATGGTATGGCTAACGGGACAAGTGGTAACGGTACTGCAAAGGCTAGTGGTGAATCCAAGAAGGTTGATACTAGCATAGCTAATAAGGAAAATTAATGACACAACCACATAGCTTATTTAGATACAGCTCAAAAATATGGAATACTCCGCAACTTATTACTGCTGAAGAGTTTACTCCGATCTTGCAATACTTGTCAAGTAGAAATCTTGGGGATGTTGAGTTTGCAGCAGTTCAAGGGACAGTAAAACCTAAGAAACCTGAGATGGTTAATAAGGTCGGAGAAGTTCAAGTCTCAGGCTCTCTAACTTACAAGCCTGTAATGGCTCTCTGTGAGGCAACAAGCACTAGCTACACAGGACTCCTGCAAGATGTTGAATCATTGATTGCAGACGGAGTTAAAACCATAGTTATGACGCATAACAGCGGTGGTGGTGAAGCCATGATGATGATGACTACCGCAGATCGTATCAGGGAACTTGCAGACGAGAATGGTGTAAAGCTTATTAGTTACATTGAAACAATGTCAGCTTCCGCTTCTTTAGGGCTTGGTATAGTGTGCGACGAAGTTATATGCCACCCAGAAGCACGTACAGGAAGTGTTGGTGCATTAATTTGCCTAGTAGACCGTAGCAAAGCTCTCGCAGACGCTGGAATAAAACCAATTTTCATTAGTTCGGTTGAAGGAAAAGTTCCATACAAATCAGATGGGTCGTTCTCGGATAAATTTTTGGCAAAAATGCAAAAGGATGTAACAGACCTTGGAACTAAGTTTGCAGAGCACGTCAGCAAATACTCTGGACTAAAGACACAGGATATTATTGATTTAGACGCTGAAGTATTTAGTGCGCAAGAAGCTCTTGATATTGGACTTGTCAATAAGATTATGAATCACCAACAGTTTGCTGAATACTTAGCGAAACAATAAAGGATAAATATGTTAGATCATTTGAAAAAATACCTCTCGAAAGGGAGCAACACTGTAGCGGAAGCTACTCAACAAGAGAAGGAAGATGTCACAATGACAGATACAACCCTACCAGAAGTCTCTGGTGAACTATCAGAGATGGCTGCTACAGTTGCCACTCTTGAGTCAAACCTCACAGCCCTGCAAGCATCCTTTGCAGAATTAAACAACAAATACACAGAAGCTGCTGCAAAGCTTGCAGAAGTAGAAGCCGCTAAAGCTTCCTTGGTAGCAGAAGCTGCCACAGCTAAATTAGCAGCACGTAAAGAAAAACTTGAAATGGCAGTTGGCGATGTTAAAGCAGCAGCTTTGCTCACAACCCTTGAAGGTTTAGATGACAGCGCTTTTGATACTGTTGTCTCTGCAATGACTACAAATTTAGACAAAGAAGCCGCTAGTTCGGCATTTGTAGAAAAAGGTGTAACAGCCTCAGCAGACGCTGAAAAAGTTGTAGAAGCTGGCTCAATTAAAGCCAAACTCGAAAAGAAGTATAAATCTAATTAATTGATAAAGGAAATAAATTATGGCAGTTATCGCAACAGACACTCAGCGTCTATCTAACTTGATTAAAAAGTATGATGCTCCTGAAAGCCCACAATTGTTTGTGGATATGGTTACAGTAAATCAAGCAGTTCAGACAACTTTAAAAGTTGGTACTGTAATGGGTAAAATTACAGCATCTGGTAAATACATCGTAGCAGTTGAGTCTGCTGTGGATGGTTCTAAAGTTCCTGCAGGTATTTTTATCGGAGATGCTTCTGGTTTGGCTCAAGATACAGTTATTGCAGCTACTACTGATACACAAGCGCAGTTGTTGACTCGTGGTAAGGTTGTTGTTTCCAAGGATGCAATGTTCTTAGACGCTTCTTATAATGACAATACTAAAAAGAATACTGCATATGCAGCTCTGAAGGCATTGGGCATTATGGTTGAGACAACAGTTTAATAAAAATAAAGGACTTATAAAATGGCAATTACCCGCGACTTTGGCAATGCTCTCAACGTAGTTGATTACACCCAAGAAGTAAACATTATCCCTAATACATGGGGTACAATTAATAACCTGAACATTTTCCAAGTGGAACCTGTTGCAGAACAAACAGTAACTTTCCAAGAAGTTATCAAAGACTTTGGTATCATTGTTGACCGTGTACGTGGTGATCGTGCTAATCAAAACAAAGATTATACACGTAAGTTGCATTCATTTGCAATCCCTCACTTCCCATTGGATGACGCAATTCTTCCAAAAGATTTGCAAGGTAAGTCTGCATATACTAACTTGTCAGAAGCTGACACATTGGACGCAGTTCGTATGCGCAAAATGGAACGTATCCGTAACAGCCACGCTGTAACTTTGGAAAAAGCTCGTGCTCAATTGTTGACAGCAGGTACAGTCTATGCACCATCTGGCACAGTGTCCCAAAACTGGTTCACAGAGTTCGGTGTTACTCAAACTACTGTCGGTTTTGACTTAACAACTTCTACTACAGATGTTGTTGCTAAAGTTGAAGCAGTTATCGCAGCTATCCAAGACAACGCAGGTTTGATTTCAATGGAAAGTATTGTTGGTTTGTGTTCTCCAACATTCTTTGCAGCTTTGATTTCTCATCCAAATGTTAAACAAGCTTTCACTCATTACACATCTACACAAGAACCATTGCGTCAACGGTTGGCAGCAGGTGGTAGCGTAACAGCAATGCACCGTGAGTTCTTCTACTGTGGTGTACGCTTCATTGAAATGCGCGACAACTTAGGTGGTCAGTTGATTCCAACAAATGAAGCTGTATTCGTTCCTACAGGTACAGATGTATTCAAAACGTACTTCGCTCCTGCTGAACGTTTTGGCCTGGTGAACACATTAGGTGAACAAGTTTATATGTTTGAAAATGCAGCTCCTAACGGAACAGCAATTCAAATTGAAACTGAAAGTAACTTTGCTAACGCATGTATGTTACCTAAGTTGATTATCAAAGCAACTATTGCTGCTTAATATAGTCTCCTAATAGAACGCCTTTCCTTCACAAGAGGAAGGGCTTTCCAGTTAGTAGATTTTAACAAAAGGAAATAATATGGTAATTGACCCAAGTACCCCGCTAGGTAAGTGCAGACTCCGCACCGCAGACTATGGAGATTTACCATTACTGCCAGATAGCGTCTATCTGACAACTCTAGCAGAAAACAACGATAACGTCCAGCGTAGTGCAATGATTTGTGCCAGTTACATTCTCGGAATGTTTGCGCAAGGTTGTCATGAAAAAATGTCATTTTTAGAAGTGTGGAATGGCGAAAAGTACAAGCAATACGAATCTTACTTGATGAAAATTGCCAAGGATAGTTCTTTTAATGGCACTTCTCCTATTCCATACACAGGGGCTTCCAGTACAACTACAAAGAACCCTTTAATTCAGTTTACGGAAGATTGGAATAATTCATACTCACCTCCGACACAATCGGATGATCTTCATAGTATTGCTGAAGGGTTAAAAATATGAACTACTCGGGACAATTTGACAGAGTAGTTGCAAATATGATTGGTAAGTTTGGTGGCACAGGCACTCTACGAGTCTTCACAGACGGAGTATATGTTGACGGGGAAATTACACGTACTTCTATAGACTACCCTGTAAACATCGCTATCAATGACTTCCCACAAGCTAATAGTGGAGAGAAATCTAAGTTTGGCACACTCATTCAAGCAGATGATAAACAGCTTATGATGCAGCCTATAAACAAAGCTGACCCAAACACTACTCAACCAAACATACACGCTAACAGAGACTTAGTAATCATCAATGGCACAGAGTGGAAAATACTAGCACTCAAAGAAATAAATCCAAGTGGTGTCAACGCCATACTGTTTGATATGCACTTAAGACGTTAATACTCTGCTTGCCTATTGACTTTTTAACCAATGTGTTGTATAATTATAGGAAATGAAATGGGCAGCTTTGCAGACAGTATAAAGGCTAATATCAAAGAAGTCAAGCAGGAGGTGAATGATAAGATTCTTTTTGAAGCTTCTCAAACTTTCAAGGATGTCACTACAGGTACTCCTTCTACATGGCAACAATCAGAGTGGGCTAAAGGACTTTTAGTCAATCAGTGGTACACAGCTCAGAACGCTTTGTCCTCAGAGAAAAATGACTCCAAAGACCTCCACGGTGTTGCTAGCCTGAATCGAGCAGATGCAATACAAAAGTGGAAAACATTCCTTGGTAAAGATGGTTATGTCTCATTCACAAACAACATTCATTATGCGTATCAAGCTGAAGCTCTTGGTTGGAAATACACTGACAAATACGCAATGGTGGAATTAGCAATGATTGATGCCAAGAATAGGATGGGCTAATGACACAAAGAACATTACGAAAAGAAATAGAAGATAAAGTGGCAGCATGGGCTGCTTCTAAGTCCCCAGCAATTCCAGTAGCTTACGAGAATGTTACATTCGTAAAGCCTTCCACAACATTCATAGAACTATACATCATCCCTGCAACAACTGTCAACCCTACTGTGAACGCAAAACGTTCCACAAATTACGGAATGATACAGTTTAATATATATTGTAAATCTGGTGAAGGCACTAAGAAGTCTGAAGACCTTGCACAAGAGCTTATAAACTTATTCCCTGTGGTTCCCAAGGTTGGAACTGTCTCAATAGAGCAAACAGGAAGCATTATGAATCCTCTGTATGACTCACAATGGAGAGTTTTGCCAGTGCGTATCCGCTACAGACAAGAACAACAATTGTAGCAAAATTTGCCCCTAAAGGGCTTCTTCAAGCCGCAAGGCAAATTTAAATAAAGGAAATAAAATGGCAGCATTAACAAGCACTACTTTATACAGTGCAAGTGGCGTAGCAACAGCTACTGTCAATACAGCATCTGCGTCAGACACATTAACTTACGTTGCTGGCACTAATCAGTTAGTTGAAATGGATAACACCACAGGTGGCTCCCTTACATTGAACATTAAAGGCTCAGCTCCTAGTGCAACTTACAATGTACCTAACACTTCTACCACTGTAGATTTGTCAGCAGGCTTGAGTGTTACAGTAGCAGCAGGTGTTAAGAAAATTATCAATCTTGATAAAATCTCTGCGTATTTGGTAGGGACAGGCGTTGTAACCTTATCAGGTGCAGCAACATTAAAAATTACAGTTTACGCTTAATAAGGAAATAACATGTCAGAAATCCACAGCGCGGCAGGTACGAAGTTATCTATCGCAACAGTAGCAGGTGCTCCAGCAACAATTGACCAAGCAGGCTTTGCCGCTAAGACATATGTTGAAGTTGGTGAAATTACAAACATTGGTGACTTCGGTGCAACAGTGAACGTTATTAATCACAGCCCATTGTCTAATCGTATTATCCAGAAATTCAAAGGCTCTATCAATAACGGTACAGGTAGCTACGAGTTTGCTTCTAAAGCTTCTGATGCAGGTCAGATTTTAGTTAAAGCAGCTTCTGTATCTGATTCTGCTTATGCAGTTAAGATCGAAGAACAAGATGGTGCTATCACTTACTTCATGTGTTTGTTCACATCGTTTGTTAAGAAAATTGGTACGACTGATAACGTTGTAGCTGGTAGTGCAAACTACGAAATTACTTCTGCTATCGTTGAAGTGCCAGTCTAACATTCGTTAGCCTGTTTCTCCTGTCTAATTATTAGTTAGACAACAAGAAGGGAGGCAAAGACCTCCCTCTTAATAATAAACTTAAATTCTCTCAATTACTATAAAGGAAATAAAATGGCTATTAAACTCTCTAATCATTACTACTTCCCAAGGGGAGAGTTTTCTTTGTGTGTTATCTTGCCAAGCTTCTAGCTCTTTCCAAGATACAACCTTCGCTCCATTATCGCCCTGCTCACAAATACCAAGCTCATAAAACAAAAGAACTAGATACTCAGCTCGACAATGTGGCAAGGAGAGTTCTAGTTCTGTGTTTTGTTGCAATAGTTTTTCACTTCTGCTAATTTTTTCGCCTTCTGGTACACTGTGATACCAACCTAATTGTCTCGCAAGTAGTAGAAGTTCTTGTGACAGGGCTAGATGAAATTTGAATCGTTTTCAATAGCAGCATTAACCTGATCTAATAACCAGTAATATTCTGGATTTTCATAGATAGTTTTGAATGCTTCTGGAGAGTTGATAGGCTTACCATCTTCGCCTTCCATGTTCTCAATATGAGAAGACATTGCTACTGCGAATTCAATACTCTCGCTACGAATCTTTTCTACTGTCAATTCTTGTGCAGTGATTTTACCAGCCTTCTTTTGCTTCTCTAAAGCAGATTTCAAACGAGAATCTGAGAAGTCGCGATGTTTCTTAGAAGCTTTACCAAACACATGTACTTTGACTTCTTTCTTGTCGTCTGTTAAGATTGGTTCACCTGTTTGTGGGTGTGTCAAAACCACTGGAGTTGCTTCTGTTTTAGCTTTCAAGCTAGATAATTTAAATACTGTCATATTATTTCCTTTTAGAGTTTGAGAGAGGTGTTATTAGAGTCTTTGCTCTTTGTGCGACTTAATAATTTTCCAACTATTAGTTGCTCGATTAATGCTTCAGGTACTTCATAAAAACACTCAGTAGCTCCGACAAAATCTAGGCTTACTGGAGTGTAGTTCATTTTTAATTCTTTCAAGATTTCTTGCTCTATTTCAAAAGCAACCAACCCACTCGAAATAAGCATCTTGCAAACTATCTTGAAATCTAACTTGGATTCCCTTACCAATGCCTTACAACGAGTTTCAACCTTTTTAGATATCCCTATTTTGGTTATCCCTGTTGACGTGTCTAGT